AGACTCTTGTGATGCAAGGGCACTTGGAGTAACTCCTGCTGCTGCTAACGCTGCCTTTGTTGAGTCACCTGTTGCCTTAGCAACTGCATACGCTATTGCAGAGGCTGCAGATGCTGCTGAGGATGCTGCTGACGCTGCTGAATCTGTCTTAGACCCACCAAGTCCATCATTCTTTGGAGGAATTGTTATAACTGGAGGAGTTGTTGTAGTTGGTGGAGTTATTGTTGTTGTTCCCTTGCCTAATAGGTCAAGGTACTTCTGTAAGGCTGCAGCAGCGTTTAGCCATGCAATTTCTGCTGCCTTAGCAGGATCAATGAGGGTACCTGAGTAAGAAACTGGAGAACCAATCTTCTTGATATAAGCAACAACCTCATCAATAGATAGTTTCCACTTGTCTTGTAATTTTACTACTTCTGAGTCATCTAACTTACCATCATTTACGACCTGGACAAAATCAGCATATTTTCTGACTTCCTCTTCAGTCATTGTCCAACTCTTCATTAACTTCTTGATTTCATCATCACTCAAGAAGCCATCATTTATGTAGTTGTAGAACTCAAGATATTTCTTTGCTTGCTCTTCTGTGCTGCCCCAGGTCTTAGCAAGATTAGTTATTTCATCAGCACTAATCTTTCCATCAGATACTGCCTGGAATTGAATTAGGTATGCCTTAACTGCTTCAACTGGCATCTTCCAACCAGCAGCAAGTGCTTTAATTTCATCATCAGTAATCTTTTGATCACCAAGAACACGAAGAATATCAACATATCTTTCAGATAAGTCATTGACAAGTTTTTGATATTCAATTCTATCTTTAAGTGCCTTAAGTCTCTTTAACTCTTCAGAGTTATCCTTTTGCTTAATTAATAATAATTCTGCTGCTCTAAAGTTAATTGCTTCTTGTTCTGCAGACTCAAGAGTGCTTGTTGGAACAACTCCACCAACCTTAGCCTTACCCTTTCCAGGTACCTGCTGCATTTTCTTAAGTCTTGCTAATACGGCAGTTCTCTTTGCTTCTGCAGCAGCCTGACGCTGTTCTGCAGCCAACTGAATTGCCTTCATCTTTGCAAGTTCTGCAAGACGAGCCTTTTCTTCCTTAGAAACACTTTCTATTGCTGAACGCTCTGCTCTGTACTTATTAACAGCATCGTCCATTGACTGGTTCATCTTGTCATGAGCCTCAAACATGTTAGACAGTTTTTGGGCTGATTCACTTAATGTCTTGGTTTCATTACCAGAAACCTTCTTCATGATCCAATCAAGTGTCTTAAATGCTGCAATGAGTATAAGAATCTGCTTAAAGTATTTCTTGGCAAATGCAAGGGCACCAACAAAGGTAGCCTTAAGTCTTAGTAAGGCAGCGTTTGCTAATGTTGCTGCAGTACCTGTTCCTTTAAGAGCAGCGTTTAACTTATAAGTTTCAACAGTAGTCTTTGGAGTAATAATAAGATGTTGTTTAAATGTTGAAATTACTGAAACTAAGGCAGCATTAAACTTTCTCTGAATCTTATTTCCTTGTAAGGTAACATCATTTGATTCTCTAATTATTTGAGCAAGACCTGTTGCTGCTGGAGCCAACTTATCAGTTGCAGTTTTGTTTGCTTTTGCAAATAATGTGTAGGCCTTAAGAGCACCACCAGCAAAAGCGATAGCCTTACCAGCACCATAAAGTGCTGCACCTAACTGAATATATCCTGCTACGCCAAGTGGTAAAACCTGGTTAATGGCTCTTAGAACATCAAAGATTGTTGATAAAGCCTTGGCAAACTCTTTTATATTTGAAACGGCAGAGTCTAATGATCTCTTGATACCATTTTGATTAAGTTCAAGCCAATACTCAAGTTCTGGAATAACATCTGAGATTAAATATTTAACAAAATCTGTAAGGGCAGGAATTAAGGCATAACCTAATTTTTCCTTTAGTTTTTCAACAGATACAGATAGCCTTCCAAATGGATCTTTTTCTGCTAATGCGGCTGCTGCTCCTCCATATGTCTTATCAACATAGAGTAATGCAGCACCTAAATCTTTATTCTTAACGATGCTTGCGTCTAACGCAGGGAACATCTTTTTCAGAGCAGTAAAATTACCCTGAGTTGCTTTTACAATGGCTCCTGTTACAGCCTCTAATTCTATTCCAGAACCTGCTGCAGCATCAATGGCAACGCTTTGTAGAAGCATAGCATCAGTTGAACTACCAGTGGCTACAACTAATCTGTTAAAACTTGGAATTAACTGATCTCCCTGAATATTAGTCAGTAATTCAGTTTTATCAATATATTCGTTTACAGCAGCAATTTGAGCATCTGTAGCACCAACTGTATTCTTCAATGTGTTGGTAAGAAGAATTTGCTCTCTAATATCGTCTTGAGCAGCCTTTACAGCATCTTTACCCAGTTTAATTGCAAATGCAGCAGACGCTGCTGTAGCGACAGCAAAAGCCTGTGTTGCTCTTCTGGAAAAGTTATCAATATTTGCTTGCAGTTTCTTTAGATCTCTTGCTGCCTCTTTACTACCTTTAGCGGAGTACTGGGAGATAATTCTTGCGTAAATAGATCCTTGTGCCATGAACTATCCCTTCTCCATATTTAAATGCTTTTGTAGTTTTGCTTTAGCCTCATCTAAGGCCTGAGAGACATTTCTTAGAATTCTATCTTTATGAATGTCTACTGCCTTCCATACTAAACGAGAGGCATCTCCTTGTTTTCTTTCCAAGTTACTTACAAATGTGCCAGACTTATTGATTCTTCCCGCAATTTCATAAATAACACCTGCAGCAGATCTATTCTTTAGTCCACCTGCAGAAGTGGTGTAGTCTCCTCTGACCTTACCTTCAGCCTTGGATGCTGAGATGCCTGCTTTGATAACACTCTGGTCCCAAGCAGGCCATCCAGCCCCACCACGACTACGAGGCTTACGAGGAGGTTCAGTTTTCCATCCACTAAGTGGTGGTTTTGCCTGAACAAAGCCTTGTGCCTCAACTTTTGCTTGACGAAGTTCAGAGTTAATAACTTTATTAAATCCCTTTACTGCGTCTTTATCAAATTGGGCTAATGCAGTTAGTGTCTCCTTGACTCCAGTTAACACTATTGCATCTTGGCTCATTTTTTTCTCGCATCCTTGTTTTTTTCTCTTAGATAAATAACCATTGCTTCAAGTACACCGTCAGGTGCATCAAGTAAAGCAACTGGTGATATGCCAGTTTCCACAGAAATAACTGCTACCTGATAGGTTAGGCTGTCTCTGTGGATTCTAAATTTGGGTCTACGACCAACTCAACACTGTCTAAAGTATCAAGGAAGGCATCTCCAAATGGCTTTACTGACTTGCCAGAGTCCTTCAAGGCACTCCAAGCAAGGAAGTAGATATGCTCAAGTTTTTGGTCTTCGCTAAGTAGTTTAGCAAATCCCTTATTGTACTTGTTTTCAAATGAAACAATTGATCTTGGACGCAGTGGAAATGTTCCATCTGTTCCATCATTTGTCTTTATCTTTATATGTAGTCCATCCATTATATTTACCCCTTCAAGGTTATGATGTTGTTTTTGTAATCTCGCCAGTAATTGGCCAAGTTACTACTGCTGTTGATAATTCTCCAACGGACGCTGATAAAGGAGTCCATTCAGAAATTACCATGTCAAAACGATATTGTGGATTAATTGCACTTACAACAGCGTTTACTGGTCTAATTCTACATCTAAGTGTAGTACCAATAAATGGATAGATTATTGCTTCCAATCCACCTGCTGCATTTACGACAGTTTCAAAGTCTTGATTAAATTCAAATGTGACTTGATTCTGTCCTAATCCTGCAATCATCTTTCTATAAACATCGTTCATTTGTGTAGTCTCAATTAGTTCATGTGAGGTCGTCAGAGTGATTCCAGTAACAAAATCTGAGATATCCCAGGTTGTTCCAGAGCCAGTTTCTTGCAACTGAACATATGCGTTGGTTAAGACTAATGCGCTCATAGATTACGGTGTAACGCTCTTTGTAATGTCGCCGTTTACTGGCCATGTAACAGAAACAGTTGCGAGTTCGCCTACTGCTCCGTTTAGTGGTGTCCACTCTGAAACCAAAACATCAAATGTGTATGATGGATTTGTTGCTGATGTGGTTGCGCCATCTGGCTTAACGATAACTGCGATATCGTTTTGTCCTACCCATGATGTACCTACTGCGTTTACAGTTGCTTCCAATTCTGCTGTTGAGAAGTCCTGGTTAAATTCAATTGTTACTGAATTGTCCTTAAGGCCTCCAACACGAGTTCTTGCACCTGCTGCAGACATTGCAGTTGTCTCAACTGCGTCTACATTCTGGTTAAGAGTTACGCTTGTAACATGATCAGAAAAATCTGTTCCGTCAATGCTTACAAACGCATTTGTTAACACTATTGGTGTATATGCCATGATTATTTATCTCCTTCGTGATTATTTGTATTAAAAACAGGAACTTCTGGCTCCTGAACTTTTGTGTCAAACTGTGATTCTTTTACTACTTTTGGTGTCTCTGATGCTTTCTTGATATGCCCTGCTGCAAGAAGTCTTTCAACTTTTCCTCCATTGCTAAGTATATCATCTACGGTAAGTTTTTCACCATTAATCTTACCGCAAATCCTTTTAGTTGAGGTAACTATATATTCCATTGTTTTCTCCTTAGCCCCAAATTGCGAGGTTGTAACGATAAGATAGATATGTCTGATCACCAGTTTGATAAGTACCACTTTCTGCACTTACGAGTCTGGAAGTTTTAACAGAACCATTTAGAGTCACATCTGAATCCATGGCACCCTTAATTGAATTAGGGCCACCACCAGCCAGAAGTTCATCTAACTTGTCCTGTCCTGCTCTCTCAGAAAATCTTTGAACAATCACATAAATATCGCAAGTTGCTGTGTCTAAGCCACGAGCCATGCTTGCGTCAAATGTGAAATCTAATTGACCAACAATTGCACATGGTGGAACTACTACATCTGGTATCAGATCATAAGTTCTTAAGTTGATCGTTTGTAAATTCTTCTTTATGCCTTCTCTGACTGCGCTAATACTTGTAATCATTAGTAGGCCAATCCAAAGTTTCTACGGAATGTCTTTAGTAGCATCTCAACATCTGGATCAAGGCGAGAATTAAGACGAACTGTTCCTAATTCTACAGAACCAGCAATACCAAACGGAGACTGCTTTCTAATAAATAATCTTGCTGCTTGTATCTTGCAAGCAAGTTCTACTTCATAAGGTATTTCTTTCCAGCCCCAAACTCCACTTATCTTAACTGTCTGTGGAAAGAAGTAAGGAAATACATATGTCTGAATTGCTAATAGTCTGGTCACTGGCTTTCCAGTTTCTGGATTATTAATAGGCTCATACATAAGGTCTGTGTCTAAATTCCATACCTGATTGAATGGTCCAGATTGATTTGCTCTTGTTCTTACTTCTGTAGGTTCAATAAGGTCATCAATCTCTAAGTACCACGGATTTACAGGTGTGTAGTATTTAGTTACAGGTGCTGCTAATGTGCCTTCTTGGTAGAAAGATCTTTGGCAGTAGTCATCAATCATACGGC